AGCCCATCGGCTGTGCTTGATGTAATGGAAGATATGGCACACAGATTCAATGATAATTGTAAGATAGACTCGGCACACCCAGGGTTCATAAGAGACTTGGAAGAGAGAGGCATACCAGCATTACCAGTTAATTTTGGTCTGCAAATAAGAGACCATGAATCTGCAAATGTTCAATCATTACGTTCAAAAATGACAATTAATGCCGCACAACTAGTAAAGAATAGAAAAGTAAGAATACACCCATCACATACTAAACTAATATCACAGATGAGAGCCGCAAGATTTGACAAGAAAGGTGGCATAGACAAAGAAGAATTAAACGCTGATGTACTAGACTGTTTCATTATGGGCTGTTGGGATTTGAAGCAGTTTAACTATGAGCATACAGATATAATTGCTGGAAAGATTAACGCAAAAGACTCTAATAGTAAGAAAAGTGTATTTTTTGAGGTAGAAAGCGATGAGTAGCCCAGACGATAGATTAAAAGATAATATTGAACGATTAAAAGAAACACTAGCTGGTAAGAAATTATGTCAGCATTGTTTCTTAGAGAATCATATTAGAGCATATTTAGAAGTAATGGCAGATGAGCCAGACCAATATATCAAAATGTCAGAAGTGTATCACACATTAAGAATAATAATAGGCGATGAGTAAAGATAAAGAGAGAGCTGAATGGGATTGGTTAAACGATGAAAGTGAAGCTGAGGGAGAGAATAATAATTGAAAGAATGTAAGACATGTCATGAGTTGAGAGGCGATGAATTTTACATAGATGATAGATTTGAACAGTGTTTAAGATGCTATTATCCACAAGCCAAACTATTCACACATGTATCAGTATCATGCAATATACCAACACTGACTAGAAAGAATGAGAATGGCTCTAGAGTGTACTATGACCAGAATGATAATAGATATGAGAGTGTAACTCATGTTGTTGGTCATGAAGATGATTTGACTAGATGGAGAGAATCAGTCGGTTATGATGTAGCAGATTACATATCAAGACGAGCAACAACCCTGGGTTCAAAACTTCATGAAATGGTAGAAAGACATCTACTAAACAAAACACAGACAGAGAGACATCTATTTGCTAATGCTCACTTTAACAATATCAGACCACTAGTGAATAAAATAGATAATATTCACGGTGTAGAATTAAGACTATGCAGTAAGAATCTAGGTCTAGCAGGTACAGCAGACTGTATAGCAGACTTTAATGGTAAACTATCAATCATAGATTTCAAGACAAGTAGCAAGAAAAAGAAGGAAGAATGGATTCAAAAGTATTTCTGGCAAGCTACTGCATATTCACTCATGTTTGAAGAATTGACTAATAAGAAGGCTAAACAGATAGTGATACTCATGACTGCCGAAGATGGCACACTAGAAGAATTTATCAGAGATAGAGATGATTACGTACAAGAGTTATATGATGTAATAGAGAGATTCAATAACAGATGAAATTCAGAACTGTCTTAAAGAATTGCATGAGATGTAATAGAGATATACCAGACATAGACCAATGCGCCACTAGAAAGTATTGCCGAGAATGTTCAAAGATTTCACTAGTAGAGAAGAAAAGAAACAGTTCAAGAGTAAGACGTGGTGCAGTAGAAAAGCCATGTTTTGTATGTGGCAAACCAACATTTTGTAAGCGAAATTGCTCAGTAGCATGTTCAAGAATGGCAGTAAGAATAGACAAGATGCAAGATTCAATTAAGAGAAAACTGTATCAGATAGAAAAGCAACGAAACTCTATACAGAAGATGAAGGATAATGCGTGGCTAAATCATGCCTAAATGCTCATGGTGTCTAAGAGAGTTTGAAAACAAGTCAAAACTTATTGAGCATATAGAGAAATCTCACATTTCACAAGGTTAATATAGACATCATGTATTTACTTAGTAATGACAACAGTACAAGAATTGCAAAACAGAGAATATGTCAACAAAGACGTTCTAAACGAAATTGACACTGAATTGGAAGCATGGAAAATTGTTAATTATGAAGAAAAAAACATGAAAGATGTACCTTTCTTTAAAATTCACAATACAGACTCCAACGAATACATGGAAACACACAAAGTATATGCTGGTGAGAGACATAAGATTGACTGCTTAAGATATCTCACAGCACCAACTTTGGCTGAAATGTATGGCAAAGACAAGAAACCAGAAGATTTTGAAGATAGATTACCTCTAGAGTTATCTTTCTCTACAAGAATAATCAAAAACTTCATTATCATTGAAAACATATACAGTGTTGATGCAGTAGCAAAAATAGAAAGACGTGTTAAGAAAGCATCTAAGCAATACAATAGGGAACCACGTATGGAGCTTATCGGAAATTATGGCGACATACACATGGTTATCTGGTTCAACCAGTAACCCCTTTCTTTTTTTATTACTTCTCTATTATTATTCATGAATTAACAAATCATGCTCATACCATTAGATTACGAAAAAATAATGGAAAACTATTCGACATCGGTAAACACTCTCATTGATGATATTATCAAAGAGATTGATGTTATAAAGGCAAATGACCCAGACCCAGAAAGAACTATTGCCCACATGGTTGATAGAAAACTTAGATTATGGTTTAGAACTTCTGGCGGCTTAGGTTATTAATTCTCTTTATATTAGATTATAAATTATTGATATGTTCGGCAAAGAAAAGAAAGGTAAGAAAATTAGTTCTCGTAAAGAGTCTAAAATAGATTTTTCAGATATTAGAACACGCCTGGGATTAACCGAACATGCACCAGAAGATAAGATTGCATTTGAATTAAACAAACTTAAAGATAAGAGAAAGTGGAATATCTACGGTCTCTCTGAAAAAGATTTTAAACAATTCGGTGTGAACTTGTAGAATGGCTTACGGCTTATATCTAGAGTTAGACCAAAGTGAATGGCATCGTGGTGATTATTCATCAGAAAGCAAACTAACAGGTACAATCTATACAAACAAGAATAAAACAAAAGCAAAAAATTTATCAGGTTATACAGTTAAAATTAGAATGTTCAAAACAAGAACTATTGGAGACAGATTTAACAAAGATGCAACAATTACATCAGCATCTAATGGCACGTTTGAATACGCAGTACAAGAAGGTGAAGCACCAATATTTGGATTATATCAGATTAAAGCGGAGTTGCAGAAAACAGGAGTTAAAGAATCAACTCTCAACTATGTCGAATTACTTATCTTAGAGGGACCAACAGGTTGAGTAGCCCAATAGGTACTCCCGAATGGGACAACATTGAAGAAACATCAAACGTTTCTAACAAGACACCAGAAGCTAAGATTATTAAAAGAGACTGGGTAAGAGAAAGACCACATCATGTTACATTTGATAGATTGATTGATTATCATGACAAGACACCACAGATTAGAATAGCAGTAGCATCTTACTCTGAAATGATTACAGGCACAGATATGACAATTACATGTAAAACAGAAGATGCACAGAGAGATTTAGATAATTGGATTAGACGTACAAACTTTTATGATAAATTTGAAAATCTTGTAACAACAATACTTATCACAGGTAATGGCTTGTTAGAAAAACTAGATGAGAATGATGTACAAGATGTATTAGAAGTAGATATGGCTACTATACTATCAAAGAAAAGAGATGAGTTTGGTGAGTTAGAATATTACGAGCAAAGAACACAGAACGGTGGACTAGTAAAGCTAGGCGAAGGCTCACTCGGTAAATTCATAGAGTTTAATCTTACATCATACTCTAGACAACCATGGGGTAAGAGTCTGTTTTATTCTCTAGCAGTACCAAGAACATTGGGCAATCGTTCAATGCCACCACTAGTTGAAGCTATGTGGGGTTTAGAAGATGCTATGGTAAGCATAGTATTGAATAATGCATACCCAATTACAACAATTACNTATAANGGTGCTAATGATGATTATTTGAGAAAAGAAGCAAGACGTTGGTCTGAGTACAAGCCAGGAGATAAGAGAGTACAAAAAGTAAAACCAGAGATTGAATTTTTTGAGACATCAGGTTCTAGTAAATACACAGACTTTGTGACACATATACAAAAAACATTTGAGTTGGGTACACAATTCCCACATGATATTTTAACAGGAGATTTCACTAGCAGAGCATCATCAGATACAACAGANACAATAGTACAAAAAAGAGTGAGAGGTTATCAAAGATATCTAGCTAACAAACTAAAGAGTGATTTATTTGACCCAATACTAATTAATCTAGGATATGACCCTGATGCAGAAGATTGTACTATACAATTCACAACACAGAACGTGAAAGAATTAGAAGTTGAGCAAGTCATAGAAATGAAAGAGAAAGGCGATATTACATTAAACGAGTTTAGAGAGTGGGTAAGATCTAACATCGGTATTGAACTAACAGATGATAAAGAGATAATGGCACAAGAAGAAATAAACAAACAATTCGCATTATCAGCACAGAAGATTAAAGCAAGAAAACCCAGAGCAGAATGATAAACCAATAGATAAGAAAGAATTAGAATCAGTCAAACCCAAGAAGTTAAGAATGTGTAAGATGTGTAAAGAGAGCCAGCATGCATTTTGTACTAAGAAGGGCTGTCAATGTAGAACCCAGGGAAAGTGTAGCCGAACATGACAGAGTTCGATGATATGACTAAAAGAATACTAGACAAGCTAGATGGTCAAGATAGC